GCCATCTGCTTTTGCATGATTTCAGAGAGTTCCTGATCGAAGCGGCTAAAGAGGCGCTTGCGATAATCATCGGTCAGGCGCGAAACGATCTGGCGCCGAACACTCTCCTGGAGGCTTTCCTCAGGGTTTCCGTCCTCGTCGCGGAAGACGTCATCAAGATCGATTTCAATTTTCATTTCCCATTCCCCCGTTCAGCACTGGCCTCGACAGCGCTGGAATGGGTGGGGCGCGCTTCCGAAGGGGACGAGGCGGCGCGGCGAACGAAGGCAGGCAGGTCCATGTAGCCGCGATGGCCGCGCATCGGACGAGCCGCGTAGGTCATGGGGAGGCGGTCAAGCATGGCCGATCTCCAGCCCCAGGCCTGCAATAATGATGAAAACCAAGGCGATCAGCAGACCGCCGCCGATCCAGCCCGCCACGACCTTTGCCGGGTGATGCGGGCCATAGAGTTCCGCATGATTGGCAAGGCCGGTGCGGAAGGCGTGGGTGAGGAAGGGGATCATTTCACCCACCGCAGGCACCGCTGGATTTTGCTCCAGAGGCTCCAGTCCACCTTGTATTCGACACGCAAACCCACGGCGTACCATCCGGGGTTGGGTACAGGCTCCGCAGATGCTGGCAGTTCAGTCCAGAAGCTCGGACCTTTCAGGAACTCGGCCGCGATCCACTCCTTGCTGTCGCCAGCCTCGTCAGAAAACACGAGTGTCTCCCAGTGCTCGGCTACTGGGTTGAAGCGAACAACGGCTCCAACGCAGAACGCGGTTCCATCACGGGGCGCCGTCGCCCAATCGTGCCAATCGGCCATCATTCCCACCCCTTGCTAAGCTCAGCCCACCGCGCTTCGCCCATCTCCAGACGGGCGACCTGCGCATGGCGAGCGAGGCGGTTGGTTGTGTCCATGTCCACCGGCTTGACGCGCGGCAGATCGGCCATGGCGGACTTGAGAACCGCCAGTTCGGTTCGGGTGCCAGCCACTTAAGCAGCCCTCCCATGCCGAGCGGCAATGTCCTTGGCGCGCTGCCAAGCGGATTCCCGGCGCATCTCGGCGCGGTACTCGGCGGCCTCGGCGTGATACTCGGCAAGGTCTTCCTCGACCCGGCCAGCGATCTCGTCCTCGAACCCGGCGTAGTCGTCCTCGGTCAGTTCAACCGCGCACTTGGCGGAGATGATCTCGAACTCGGCAGGCTCGGCGGGATGGGGGTAGTCGCCATAGAGGCGGGCCGGGCGACCGGGGGTGACAGAATACGTCACCTCAACGGGATATTCCCGCTCGGTCGGACCGCGGTAGATCCATGTTTCAAAGGTGAAGGTCTGCATGGCTCAGGCCTCCTCTCCGTCGGTGAGGAACGAGCGCGACGTGAGCGCCATGGTGACGACAGTCGCAGCAGCCTCTTCGGCGCTGGCAAAGTCGTTCGTCCAAGCGAAGCCCATGGCTTCCACGACCGCGTCGAACAGGCGGTTGCTGGTGCGGACGTAGCTGCGCGGATCGGCGCAGGTCTCGAACGGACCCATGCGCAGGAGCGAGGACAGAAGTCCGTCGATCTGTTCGAACTGGTAAAGGGTGATGGTGGCCATCGTTTCCTCCATTCGCTCCGGGGAGCTTGTGAAGGGATATTGGCGCGTAGTTTTCTACACGTCAAGCACTAAATGTATTTTTCTACACGTCCCGCGTAGCCTTGGCGCGAATCAACCCGCCACCCTGACAGCTCCCTCGCGTGTAGGAAACGCGCAAACAAAAACCGCCCCGGTTTCCCGAGGCGGCTGGGCGGTGGGATTGCCAAACGTGCTAAGCAAGCATATTGCTCCATAGAACACGAGCAAGCAGGTGATTCCTTATGGAGCATACGACCAAGGGTGGGATCGAGCGCGCGAAGAGCCTCAGCCCCGAAGAGCGCAAACTTATTGCAAGGGAAGCCGCGTCCGCGCGCTGGGCGAAGGCAAAGGCAGCGGCGGAAACAGACCTCCCCAAGGCGACGCACCAAGGCAAGATGCTGATCGGCGATGTCGATTTGGATTGCTACGTCCTCGCCGATGGCCGGCGCGTCATTCACAAGCGCGGGATGGCGAAGGCCCTCAACCTTAAGTCAGCTGGCGGGAACGCATTTTTGCGGTCAATGACCCGCAAGGGCATAGGATCCGAACTTGACCAAAAACTGGTCGAAATCATAGAAAATCCGTTGATTTTCAAGCCACTAACGCAGGATTCGGCCCATGGCTACGATGCCGAGGTCCTCGTAGAGGTCTGCAAGGCCATCATCCGGGCGCAGGATAGCCAGAAACTCACCAAATCGCAGGCCTTCCTCGCGGAGCAAGCGAAGATCCTGCTTGTGGCGTTCGCCAAGGTCGGTGTCACCGCGCTTATCGACGAGGCCACCGGGTTTCAGGATGTCCGCAGCCCCGATGCGCTTAGACTCCTCGTGCAGCAGTATATCGCTGCCGAGATGCGCGAGTGGGACAAGCAGTTCCCGAACGAGTATTACGACCGCCTCAACGAAATGTACGGGAGCAAGAAAACGACCCGCACAGCGGCCGGGGCCATCATCCAGAACCGGCCACAACACTTTGCGAACTTCACCCGCACCTACGTCTACTATCCCCTCGAAAATGGGGCGGTTCTCGACGAACTCGACCGGCTCAACCCCAAGATTGACAAGAAGGGAACACGGGCGAGGAGGCTGCATCAGCATCTTTCGCAAGGCTACGGCATCGAGAAACTGAAACGTCAGATCCAGGAGGTGATGACGCTTACCGCAGTTTCCGACGGGGTTACCCAGTTCAAGAAGCTGTTCAAGAAGCGGTTCCCTCAGGTTGGCGACCAACTAGACTTAGAGGTCTGACCCCCTCACAACCGCCTCCCGATCCGGGTCAGGCGTTAAAGGGCGTAGTTGTCGCTTGCTGGCTGCTTGGCTTCCGGCGAGCCGCCCTGTGCATACTGCTGGGCACGAGCGGCGGCGCGCGCTGCGCCCGTCAATGAGAATCGAGCGACCTTGAACTCGCCAGAAGCCATCGGGAACGCGAATCCTATCACGCCGCCCACGGACATGGCGTCGGCTACGGCCCCCTCAATGGGCAGCGAGTAAATGAGCAAATCTCCCACTTTCTCGCATTCCAGCACAACTGCAAATGCCGATGCGGGTGCGTTCACCAATGCAGGATATTTTGATCCAACGTCGCATTTGATGCTCGGATTGAAGAACCCTGAGCAACCGTCCTTGTAGCATATGGAGCCGAACGTCGCGCCAGCACTATTTGACACAGCGGCGATCGCAAAGCCCTGAGACGGGAATGTAATCCGCCAGTCTCCTAGATGCTCCTCCGGCGGAGGGGTAACTGGCACAACGTCGATAACGGGCGGTTTAGGAGCCGCCGCCATCAAAAGAATCGCAGCAATCACACAAGCCCCCTGTTTGGTAGTTCAGCCGTTAGTGCCGTCGCCCTCGTTGGTGAACGTCTCCAAAACCTGAAGCGCCTGCTTGCGGCGGCGCTCGGGTATGTGGTCCCACACGAAGGAAACCTTATCGTCGTCCGGATCGCCAAACATGAGGTGGCGCAGCGAAACGCCCAAGGCGCGGGCGATAGCCTCCAGGTTCTCGACCGTGATGCTCTTGGTCTGGCGGGTCATGAACTTGTGCAGCATCGAGTCCGATAGCCCGGCTGCAAGTGACACGCTCCGGTAGGTAGCGCCCTCCTTCGCGTCGATAACCCGTTGAATTCTGGCCCGCAAATCCATTGCAGGATTGTGCCAGTAGAACCCTACGTGCGGCGAGTGTAGAATACTCCTTGACGCCGTACGTAGTTTTCTACACAGTGGGCGCATGACGGAAACTCAGCAGCTCATCGCGCGCATCAAGGCGCTGGCGGAAAAGCAGGGTCTCGCGCCTTCAACGGTCGGGGCCAAGGTTCTCGGCGGTGGCGCAGTTCTGGCGGCTCTGGAAAGCGGAAAGACCATCACACTCGCAAAGTATGAGCGGGCAAAGGCGGCGCTGGCCGAGATGGAGCGCGCCGAACCCACCAAGGCCGCCTGACTAATGGCGGGGGGACTCACCACACCTGAAAGGAGCGCACCATGCGCAATGATCCCGAACGCGAACTCGCGCTCGAATGCCTTCGGCTGGCCGTTGGCCACGTCGCACCTTTCAGCGGCGATGCCATACCGGTCGCTGCTGAGTATTTCGCTTTCGTCACCGGGACCGACACGGACGACGCCAAAGCCAAGCTTGAGGCCGTCCGTAAGGCGGTCAGTTCGGCGCCAGGGTCTTGAACTCCCCCGTTCCGTAAACGGCGCGACGGCACTTGGTGAAGAACCGCAACTGGTCATCAACGCTATCGGTGACCTTGCGCATATCAAGCCACAACTTGAATGCGACCTCTTCGGGGATCGTGGCGCCAGTTTTGTACGTGTCGGCCATTCAATTTCTCCTGCTGGATTCGACAACCGCAGGATGACCGCCGGGGCGGTGGAGTCAATCCGCCGCCCCCAAGGCACCACACTACACTGACAGGGGGCCGACTTGGACGGGGGCACGTACGACATCGTTGACGACCCGCACGACGGGATCGGGCTGCTTCGCTTCATCGGCTGGACGGTGCTGATCGCAGCTTTCGAGGCGTGGCGCGACCTGTTCTGGAAGCTCTCGCGCGGAGGGATGGGGAAGTGAACCCGATCCTGCGCACGGCCTTCCGCGCCCACCTTCGCCACGACTTCACCGGCAGGGCGTTTCGCACCCCCGCCAACGACTACCCCGCAACGGGCAAGGGGCCGGATCGGCTTGCCTCCGCCGCGTCCGGCCCCGCTGTTTCTCGCTCCTTTCACGGATAAGACAATGCACGGTAACGCGCCGAATGTATTCGCCTTTTTGGCTGCCCCGAGCCGGGATGCATCCCTTTTCGCGGTGGCGAAGGTGGTTCTCGCTGTCCGGGGGCTTGGGCTGACCTACAAGGAAATTGCCAAGGCAATCGACGTGTCGCCCGACACCATCGAAGGCGCGGCGGCTGAAAAGAGCCTGCTGTCTTTCGATGCCGTGGCCCGGCTTTGCTACCTGTTCCCCGGTGAGGCGGCTCCGCTGTTCGACCTGATGCGGCCGACGCGCGAACAGCCCACCACGGCAGAGCGCATCGAGCGGATCGAGCGCGAACTTTCAGCAATCCGAAAGGAAGCGGAATGAGCGCGCTTTCCAAGATCGCCGCCGATCTTCGCCGCCTCGCTGAGGACGCGAAAGACCCGAACAACCGGATCGATCCCTTCGACCTGTCCACCCTTGCCCGGCAGGTCGAGGCCCAGGAGGAAATGCACGAGAGGGGGATCGCGGAATGATGCCCCGGTTCCTCTCCCGCTGGCTGGATTGCCGCCGCATCAGCCGCGAGATCGACGCAGGGATAGCCTACCAGCGCCGCAAGCGCATGGAGCGTTCCGCCGCCGCCCTGAAAGGCTGGCAATCGCGGAGGGCGCGGGCATGAAGCACGACCGGATCGTGAGCGATCACTCCAAATACTCCCGTCGCAACCTCATCCACGCGGTCTACGGCGAGGAATACGAGCTGCGCCACGAGCATCTTGAGGCAGGCAGCAAGGCCCTGCTCAAGGCCCTGTGGAAGCAGCATCCCGGCGCGTTGGCCTTTGCCATGCTCAATGGCCGGGAGGTGGTGCGGCCATGATCGAACTACCCTTCCCCCCGTCAAGCCTCTCAGGGCACAACAATGGCGCATGGTACGGCAAGAGCCGGATCGTCGCTACGCATCGCTCCTGGGCCTTTCATGCGACCCGCGCGGCCAAGGTAAAGGTCGAGCCGGAAGGCGACATTCGCATTCACTTCCGCTTTGTCCCGCCTGATCGGCGCGGAGACCGGACCAACTACGCCAATCGGCTCAAACCCTACATCGACGGCATTGCCGAGGCCATGGGGATCAACGACCGCCGGTTCCTGCCTTCATATGAATTTGCCGAGCCGGAGAAGCCGGGGCGGGTGGAGGTGACCTTTGGGTGACTATCCACAGGGCGCGTCCCCGCAATCCACATCCCCCACCCCTACCAACAATGCAGTTCTGCCTGTAAAAGAGGCGGGCCGGGACAGTGCTACCAACACAAGTTCCCAGCCCTCACCGTCAACGCTTTCACGGAGCGCCTTGGCTATGACCCCGAATACCCGCCGCAGTCGCGGTGCGCAATCCGATTCCGCCGCCGCTTTCAACGCCTATTCCCGGGTTGTGCAGGAACACCAGCAAGTCCCCGCCCTGTGGGATGAACCGGAGCGCGCCCAAGCCCGCACCGATGCCTACATGCGGTTCCTCGAACTGTTCGAGGCCGGGCAATGAGCGATCCCCTCATCAACTATGAGGCCGAGGCCGAGCTGCTTGGCTCCATGATGCTGGCCAACGCGGCGATCGATCGCGTGGCAGACCTCATCACGGAAGCGGACTTTGCCGAGCCGGTGCATGGCCGGATCTACTCCGCCCTGCTGCGTGAGGCGATGGGCGGAAAGACCGCCAACGCCATGACCATCCGGGGCTATTTCGAGGGCGACGAAAGCCTGAACCCGCTTGGAGGGGTGGTCTACCTCGCCCGCCTCCAGGGATCGGCCACGGGGCTGGCCCCCTACGAGGTGGCCGGACAGGTTGCAGACCTCGCCAAGCGCCGCCGGATGCGCGCCGGCCTTTCGGTTGCCGCCCAAGCCTGCGCCGATCTGGAAAGCACTCTGTCCGAGATCGTCACACACGCTGATGCGGCCATGAACGTGACCGGAGGCAATGGCATATCGGTCCTGACCGCAGGCGAATGTATCGACGCCCTGCTCCGCAGCTTCGACGCTGGCGAGAAGGGTGTGCAGTGCCAGGTGATAGAGCCTCTAGACAGCCTTCTAGGCCCGATGAAGCCCAAGCAGCTTATCATCGGCGCGGGCCGACCCGGCATGGGCAAGACCGCAGTGGCGTTGTCCTACGCGCTCGGAGCAGCCGAGGCGGGGCATGGGGTGCTGTTCGTCAGCTTGGAAATGTCCGGCCCTGAATTGGGCGCGCGGATGCTGTCAGACCTATGCTTCGGCAACAACGAGCCGGTGCCCTACAACTTCATCCGCGACGGGGATTTGTATGGCAGGCAGGCCGATGCGGTAATTCGCGCAAAGGCCAAGGCCCACCATTTGCCCCTTCAGATTGTGGACACCGGAAGCCTGACGATGGGCCGCCTATCCATGCTGGTCCGCCAGTATCAGCGCCGGTTTGCTGCCGATGGGTTTTCGCTCGATCTGGTGGTGGTCGATTACCTCCAGTTGCTCCACCCTGACAGCAAAAGCCGCTCAGCCTATGAGGCCGTGTCGGAAGTGTCGCGGGGCCTCAAGGCGCTTGCGAAGGACAACAGCGTTGCTGTGTTCGCGCTGGCGCAGTTGTCGCGCTCGGTCGAGAGCCGTGACGACAAGTCGCCGCAGCTTTCCGACCTCAGGGACAGCGGGCAAATCGAGCAGGATGCCGACGCCGTGTTGTTCTTCCTCCGCCAGGAATACTACCTGAGCAAGGAAGCCGACGAAAACCGCGATGCCGACTGGCAGGCGCTGATGGAGGATGAGCAGGGCAAGATCGACTTCATCCTTGCCAAGCGCCGCAACGGAGTGACCGGGCGCGCCAAGGGCCAATTCCTCGGCCAGTATCAGGCGGTGCGGGGATGAAGGGCCTTTCTGTCGAACAGATGGCCATGCTGGTTGCCAAAGGCTTCACGGCCGAGGAAATGCTCGCATTTGCGCAGATGAGCGGCGGCCGATCCAAGGGGGCCGAACGCACCGCCCGTTGGCGCGCCCGCAAGAATGGGAACGTCACAGAAAGCGTCACGCGTGACGTCACTGGTGACGCGTCACCGCCCCCCAATGATATATATTCTAACCCCCCTGTCTCATCTAACGATGAGACTATACCGCCTGCGCGGCGCGCAAAGTCCGTCGGCCCTGCCAAGCCTGATGGGGTGAAGGACCAGACCTGGGCTGATTTCGTCGCCCTGCGGAAGCGGAAGCGCGCCGATCTGACCGAAACCGCGCTGGGGGCAATCAGCCGGGAAGCCGAGCGCGCCGGTTGGTCGCTGGAGGCGGCGCTTGCCGAATGCGTGGCCCGTGGCTGGCAGGCGTTCAAGGCCGATTGGGTCAGGGATGCGCCGAAGCCGACCGCGAACGGCAGCGGCCCGAAAAGCCCGATGGTTGCGGCGATGATGGCTCGCAAAGTCCGTGAGGCAAGCGGTTGAGCCTCCCCACCCAGCCCATCCCCGCGCCGGGTTTCCAGACGATCTCCGGCAAGCGCAATCCACCAGACGACGGAACAAAATACCATGTCCAGTACCGTAACGGCTACGTCTGCAAGTGGACCTACGGGGCCAGCCAACTGCGCTGGAAGCATGACGGCAGCGATTGGGACGTGGTGGCCATCAAGCGCGACTAGAGGCCTCTGGAAGGGCGCGGGCCAGTGGATCGAATTTCTCAGGATCGGGGGATAGCATGGGACGGAAGGGACGACCGCAAAAACCGGGCAAGCGCAAAAGTGGGCGCCCCGTGCCAGACCGCAGCTTCGATCGCGGATCGGAATGGGTCCAGCGCCAGCGTGACCGCTACGGTGAACACTACGGTTCTGCCATCGGTCGCGCCTTTGCCGCCGGCCTGCTTGGGGAAGGATCACAGGCCAAGGATCGCTTCGATGCCGCCAAGCGGTTCTCCCGCGCCTACATGCGGATCATCTCGCAGGATCGCTACCGCTGCGCACTGGACCGCACACCCAGGGGCAACCTTGCAGTAGACCTATCGCCCGAGGCCAACGCATTCGAGCTTGAGGAGCAGGCATGGCTGTTCGAGGCGATGAACACGCTAGACCAGACCGGAACGCGGCCATTCTTCGACCAGCTCATTTCCTCGCTGCACGCGGACAAAGGCCCATACTGGCTGGACGCGCTGCTAGGGGGTGGCAAGCATCCCGCCGACCGCATGGTGATGGAAGCGGCCTTGAAGGCTATCGATGCGATCACGCCTAGGCGGGCGGTTGGCGTGATCCGGGTGGTGCGGACTTGACGAATCCGCCGGTTTGTGCTTTATGTCGAAAATGATAGTTCGAATTGCGCCCGGAGCTTAACCGCTGCCGGGCTTTTTCGTTCCAGACAGGCCGGACCCTCTCCCCGGCCTAGCCCGCCCCACCACTGACAACAGCAGACGCGCAGACCTATGGGCGCGGCACAGTGCGATGCGCGGCGGGCGAAAATCCATGGAGCCGATGCGATGACAATTTCCGCAGAGGAACTCCATGCCATCTGTGATGAACTGGCAGAGGGCAAAAGCCTGCGCCGCATCTGCCGTGAACGTGAGTTGTCGGAAAGCAGCGTAAGGCGCTGGTTGCTTCAGAATGAAGAGGCTCTGGCGCATTCCGCGCACGCGCGCGAACTCGGCTGCGATGCCCTTGCTGACGAGTGCCTGGACATAGCGGACGGCGCCGAGCCGTCGGACGTGAAGCGCATTCGGATAGACACCCGCATTCGCCTGATCGGCAAGTGGTCGCAGCGGTATTCCGACAAGCTGACGGTGAAGAGCGAAAAGACGGTGACCCATCGTTATGATCTCGACAGCCTCCCCACCGACCAGCTTGAACAGCTTGAAGGCATCCTTGCCGCAGCTAGAGGAAGTGAAGGCAGCGCTGGCGAGACGGAGTCTGCTTCGCTTCACTGAGTTTACCAACCCGGCTTACCAGCGCGCCCAGCACCACGAACAGATCGCAGCCAAGCTGGAAGCGGTAGAGCGGGGCGAGATCGACCGGCTGATGATCTTCATGCCGCCGCGCCACGGCAAGTCAGAGCTGGCGTCCAAGCGGTTCCCGGCGTGGTGCCTGGGGCGCGATCCGAAGCGGCAGATTATCGCCGCGAGCTACAACAGCGACCTTGCCAACGACTTCGGCAGGAACGTTCGCAACATCGTGGCTGAACCGGAGTTTGCGCAGGTGTTCCCCGGCGTCGGTCTGGCAACTGACAGTGCCGCTGCCAACCGGATGAATACCAACCACGGCGGGGCCTATGTCGCTGCCGGTGTGGGAACGGCGGTCACTGGGCGCGGCGCGAACATTGCGTTGATAGACGACCCGTTCAAGGACCGCGAAGAGGCGGACAGCGAACGGCGCCGCGAACTGGTGTGGGACTGGTATCGCTCGACGCTCTACACGCGGCTTATGCCGGGCGGGGCCATCGTGCTGATCCAGACCCGCTGGCACGAAGACGACCTTGCGGGCCGCTTGCTGGAACAGGATGGCCGTATCGAGGACGGCGGCCAATGGGACGTTCTCGAACTTCCTGCGATTGACGAGCAGGGCGCGGCTCTCTGGCCGGACTGGTATCCGGTTCCGACGCTCGAACGGATCAAGGCGACCATCGGCCCGCGTGAATGGTCCGCGCTCTACCAGCAAAGGCCGCAACCAGACGAAGGCACGTTCTTCCGCAGGGAATGGTTTGACGAATGGAAGCAGCCACCTGCGCTGCGCTACTACGGGACCAGCGACTACGCGGTGACCGATGGTGGCGGCGACTACACGGTGCACCGGGTATGGGGGATTGACGCGAAGGGCGATGTTTACCGCGTTGACGGCTACCGGGCGCAGGAAACGTCCGACAAGTGGATCGAGGCCAAGCTCGACCTGATCGCCAAGTGGAAGCCACTGGCATGGTTCGGGGAAGGCGGCGTGATCCAGAAGGCAATCGAGCCGATGCTCAAGCGCCGGATGCGGGAGCGCAACGTGCATTGCCGGTTGGAATGGCTGCCGAGCGTGGCCGACAAACCGACGCGGGCGCGATCCTTTCAGGCCATGGCGGCAACGGGCCGGGTGCATTTCGAGCCGGGTGCGGATCTCAGTGAGTTTCTCGTGTTCCCCGCTGGCAAGCATGACGATGACGTGGACACGGCCAGCCTGATCGGGCGGGCGATAGATCAAGCGCATCCGGCGATTGTCCGGGGGCAGACGGCACCCAAGCCCCGCGATGGCTGGGATGTTTTCGACAAGGCGGAAGGCGGCTCATGGAAGACGGCGTGAAGGGAACTGACAGCCGCGACGTTTCCGCGCTGGTCCGGCTGTTCGAGGAGGCGGAAAACGCCACTGCCGACGCCCGCCGCAAGGCGGAACGTGACCGCGATTATTACGACGGCAAGCAGTGGACCGATGACGAGGTGGCTGCGCTCGACAAGCGCAAGCAGCCGGTTGTCACCTACAACCGAATCCAGCGCAAGGTGGACTTCCTCTCCGGGCTTGAGCGCCAGCAACGCAAAGACCCGAAGGCCTTCCCGCGCACCCCGAAGGACCAGGACGCGGCTAACGCGGCCACCGACGCCATCCGTTATGTCTGCGACGCCGAAGAATGGGACGAGGTGCGGTCGGCGGCATGGGATAACATGCTGATCGAAGGCACGGGGGCAATTCTGGTTGGGGTCAAGCAGGGCAAGCAGGGTTATGACCCAAGCCTGACGCATATTCCGTGGGATCGCTTCTTTGCCGATCCTGCCAGTGTTCGCCCGGATTGGTCCGACGCCCGGTATATGGGCGTGGTGACATGGTACGACGCCGACGTGGCCGAGGAAAAGGGTTGGCCGACCGATGTAGTCGAGGCAACCATTTCGCGTGATGGCTCGGAAGACACCTATGGCGACAAGCCGCGCGATAATTGGGCTGATTACACCCGCCGCCGGTTCCGGGCGATCGAGATTTATCACCGCAAGCGCGGCAAGTGGATGCGCTGCGTATTCACCCGCGGCGGCTATCTGGAACCCGAAGCCCCGTCGCCCTATCTGGACGAGGACGGCGCGCCGGAGAACCCTATCAAGGCGGCAAGCCTCTACATCGACCGGGTGAACGACCGCGCCGGGCTGGTGCGGGTGATGATCTCGCCGCAGGACATGGTGAACAAGGCGCATTCGAAGGCAATGCACCTCACCAACATGCGGCAGGTGCGGGTTTCGCCGGTAGCCTCGCAGGAGCCTGACAAGATCAGGCGCGAACTGGCCAAGCCGGATGGCGTGGTGGTGGGAGAGAAGGACGACTTCGAAATCCTTCACACCAACGACATGGCGGCTGCACAATTCAATCTGTTGCAATTGTCCATGAACGAGATCGACCTGCTCGGGGCCAATGCCGCCCTGCAGGGCAAGAACGAGAACGACATGAGTGGCCGCGCGATCATGGCCCAGCAGAACGGCGGCATGGTCGAGGTGGCCCGTGCGTTCGACCGGCTGCGCTCGATGTCGATCGAGGTCTATCGGGCTATCTGGAACCGCGTCCGGCAGGTGTGGTCGGATGAGCGGTGGATCAGGGTAACCGACAGTCCGCGTGATTTGCGGTTTGTCGGGCTTAACGAGCGGGTGACGGTGCGGCAGATCGCCGAGGAGGTGGCGCAAGGCGACCCGCAGGGTATCCAGAGTGCAACCAAGCTCGTTGGCCCACAACTGATGCAAGCCTACATGGCAGGCGACCAGCAGGCGCAGGTGGTCCTTGGCCAGTTCGTCCAGCAATACGGCGACCAGGTGGCCGAGACTCGCAACGCGGTTAATGAGCTGGATGTGGATATCGTCCTCGATGAGGGCATGGATACCCCCACGGTTCAGGCTGAGCAATTCGATACGCTTGCCAAGATGCTGCCGAGCCTGTTCCCCCAAGGCGCCCCCCCAGCGGCGATCAAGATGCTGATTGAAGCCTCGGCGCTGCGCGACAAGGACCAGTTGGCCAAGATCATGGACGAGGCCAACGCGCCGAACCCGATGGCCGAACAGCAGCAGCAATTGCAGATGGCCGCGGCCGAGGCTGAGGTCGAGAAGACCAAGAGTGAGACGGCCAAGAATATCGCGCAGGCGCAGAACGCAGGTGGGCAACCAACCGACCCTGCCGAGCATATGCTGCGCGCCGCCGAGATCGAGACGGACCAGTTCAACGCGGTGACAGACCGCATGCAGGCGATGCAGCCGGAGCGCGCATCCACCTGATCCTTTCAACGGCGCGATGCCGTGGAAAACCGCCGCCGGGTCATCGGGCGAATAAGGGCCGCCGCCTTTGACGGGCGATTGCGAGGACAACATGGACGACGAAGAGGACATTCTGCCGATGGATAGCGGGCCTGTGCGGCCCGAACTGGTTTCCGAACCGACTATCGTGGACGAACCCGAGGAGCGAGAGGCCCAGCCCCGCGCGCCGGACGGCAAGTTCGCATCGAAGGAACAGGGCGAAAAACCGGCCGACGAAGCCGCCAGCGCGCCGCCTGCGCCGGAACCCGAAGCCGTCCCGGTCAAAGCCTTGCAGGATGAACGGCGCAAACGCCAGGAACTGGAAGCCCAGCTTGCTGCACTCCAGCAGCAGGCCGCCCAGCAGCCCCCGCCCTCCATATGGGAGGACGATCAGGGCGCACTGGCCCATGTGCAGGAGCAGGCCGTCAGTCAGGCGGTCCAGCAGGCTACATTCAACGCCCGTCTGGATATGTCGGAAATGATGGTTCGGCAGGCGAACCCGGACTTCGATGAGATGAAGTCGCGGTTCCTCGCCATGGCCGAGGAAAACCCTGCACTGCGGCAGATGGCTCTGAAGGACCCTCACCCGTGGAACAAAGCCTACACCCTCGCCAAGAACGCGGCGAAGATGGAGGCGCTCGGCACTACGGACGTGGGCGAACTGGAGGCCCGGCTTCGCGCCAAGTGGGAAGCGGAACTTGCGGCCAAGATGCCGCGCCCGTCCTTTCCAACGTCAACCGCTAACGACGGTAGTGTTTCGAACCGGGGGGCTGTGTTCCAGCCGTCTGATTTCAAACTGCCGATGGATAGCTAACAGTCAATCGAACCCACGCCGTGAAGGCGTCGGCGTCCCTTAGTTGGATTTTTCATCATGAGCGATACATCGGTTCCGACCGCCCTTAAGGTCAAGCAGTGGGAAGCGGACTTCTACAAGTCCTACATCCAGATCCCTGATTTTGCCTCGGTCATGGGGCAGCAGGAAAACTCGGTCATCCAGGTCAAGACCCAGCTCGGCAAGGGCCAGGGTGACACGATCTACATCCAGCTTGTCAACCGGCTGACCAATGCCGCGACGACTGGCTCCAACGTCCTTGAAGGCAACGAAGAGGACATGGCGCAGCGGTCGCATTCGATCACGATCAACAAGCGCCGCAACGCGGTTCGCATTCCCGAGATGGAGGAAATCCGCTCGGCCATCGATCTGCGAGAAGCGGCCAAGTCGGTGCTGCTCGACTGGTCGAAGGAAGACACGCGTGACATGATCATCACCGCGCTCGGCTCGCTCAACGGGACCTCGTTCCTGTCGCGCACCGCTGCGATTGGTGACGCATGGTTGGTGGACAATAAGGACCGGACTGTGTTCGGCGCCTACTCTGCCGGCGGCTCTGCCGGTGGTTCCGATCTGTCCGCCGACCTCGCCCAGCTCGACACTACGGCGGACCTGTTCACCGTGACCGCGCTGGATGCGATGATCCTTGCGGCCAAGACCTGCAATCCGAAGATCCGCCCGGTGCGCGACCCCGGCAACGGCAAGCGCACCTACATCGCCTACGCCAACCCGTATGCGTTCAAGAACCTGCGCGACAGCATCGACACTGAAGTTCTGGCCTCCACGGTGGTCCAGGCCGAGGCGATGAAGCTGTTCGAAGGTGGCGACATTTTCTGGAACGGCTGCATCGTCAAGGAAGTGGACGATATGCCGATCTACGCCAACATTGGTTCGGGTGGCACGGCTGAAGTAACCCCGGTTTACCTGTGCGGCGCTCAGGCGCTGGGCATTGCCTGGGGCCGTCGCTGGGGCACCCGAACCAAGGAGTTCGACTATGGCGACAAGTATGGTGTCGCGGTCGATGGCATCTACAATGTCAACAAACTCCGCTTTGGCACCGGCACGACCGATACCGACAACACCAAGGATCATGGTGTGGTCACGGGGTTCTTTGCGACCACGGGCGCGGCCAATGCCGCAGGCCTGAACGGGTCGGGCACCTCGGCTGAGATCGGCTAATCTCTCCCCTGACTGGCGCGGGCTTCGGCTCGCGCCTTTTTCCAAGGATCAAACATCATGACGACCGTTTACACCGGCCCCCGCGCCGTTGCTTCGTTCCCGGTCCCGAGCCTGCCTGACACGCAGGGCGTTCTCGGGGTGGCCTGGGGTTACTTCAACATCACCACGGCTCTGACGGCGGGCGATACCGTTCGCCTGTGCAAACTGCCCGCTGGGGCGACCGTCATTGCCGGTTGGCTTCAGGCCGCCGACATCGACACCGGAACCGAAGCTCTGGACATCGATATTGGCTGGGAAGCCAATGGCGTTGATCTGGCCGACACCGATGGTTTCGGCAATCTCGGCACCCTCGACGGTGACGCGGTGTCGATGTTCCGGCCGGTGGCGGGCATCTACTACCCGTTCACCAACATCATCCAGGACAGCGGCTACAAGACCTTCGGCGCTGAAACCTACGTGACGGCGCTGTGCAACACCGCCGCGAACGCGGGTGGCACCGGCATGATCAAGGCGATCGTCCACTATGTAGGCGGTGGTGTCGGTACGGCCTAATCCTGATCGGGCCGGGGGTAACACCTCGGCCCTTTCTCTATGAGAGGGGCGGCAATGCCAGACCTGACCGGACAAGTGGGGGAACTGCGCTTCGTCATCGAGGTGACGCGCAAGGATACCGGCAAGGTCGAGACTTACGACATGATCGGCAGGATCATGGGCGAAGAAGACGACGGCACGCCGGTTGAACCGAAGAAGGAAATCGACAGATGAGCGTTACCCATTCGACCGCCGCGCGCAATGCGGCGACCGATGCCGTTACGGCGCTGATCGGCGCATCGGGCAAGCTCAAGTTCCGGCTGACCGGCACTGTCGGCTCGCCGGGCACGGCTGTTGCCACGCTGAACCTGTCGGCTACCGCGTTCGGGGCTTCGTCCTCGGGCACGGCGACGGCCAACAGCATCACCTCGGACACCAACGCGACGGGCAACGCCTCGGCAGTTGCGACGGCCACGCTGGAGACCTCCGGCGGCACTGTGGTCATTCACTGCGCGGTCGGTTCGTCCGGTTCCGACATCAACATGAGCAACGGCCTGACCGTAGCGGCGGGCGATACCGTGTCCTGTTCCTCGCTGACCTATACCGCGCTTTCCGCCTGATGACCTGACGGAGGGCGCCCGATGGCCTTTTCCCATATCGGCGCATCGGGCACCGGGGCCAGCAGTACAGCCGGGTCCAGCTTCACGCTGGCGACCGCGACGAACAGCTTTTCCGCTGGCGATGTCGGCATCCTGCGAGTTTCGACCGACAATATCAGCACGACCGACGGCAACACCAACGACCACACCAGCGTCACGGGCTGGACCGGCACAGTCACCAAGCTGGGGGAGCGGACCAATACCGTAGGCGGGGCGGGAGGCGACGGGGCCTGTGTCTCGCTGTGGCTGCTGGAAGCCTCAGGCACGATCAACACCGGCACCACGCTGACGATCAACCTGTCGGGCAATGCGACCGACAAGGCGGCGGCGCTCAACAAGTTCACCAAGGCCGCATCGACCACGGCGGGGGTGCTTGGGCCCGTCACGGCGGGTGGCGCCGATGCGTCCACCAATCCTGGCTCTCAGGCGATTGCTGGCCTGACCAGCGCCTCGCGGCTTTATGCCCGAAGCATCGCGGTTGAGGGCAACTCGACCACGAATCTGACGAACAGCACCAACTTCACTACCCTTGCCACGGTCCGTTCGCGCAACAATGCGAGTGCGATCTACACGGCGGGCGAGTTCCGGATCAATACGTCTGCCGGGGAAACCTCGACCCCTGGACTGCCCACAATCAGTGACAGCGCCAGCGTGTTCGCGGCGGTGCAGGAATATGCCGACGTAACCTTTCCGCTGAGCTTCAACGGCTCACTACCGTCCAACGTCTATCTCGCCCGTAATGGGGCTGCCAACTACGTCAATTCGTCGGGCACACTCGTATCCGCATCTGCGGGCACGGCCCGGTTCGATTACCTCGTCAACGGTGTCTACACGGCGGGCACCCCGGCCCTGCTGGTCGAACCGGCGGCGACGAACATCATTTCGGCCGGCGAAGATCTCAGCACCTGGTCGATTGCCCGCGCCTCGATCACCGCGAATGCAGCAGCTGGTCCGGACGGCAACACCACCGCCGACAAGATCATTCCCGACACCAGCGCCAGCAACCACCCGGTCAGCAAGTCCACGGTGGGCGCATCGCTGACAAACAGCCAACCTGGCGTGGTGTCGGAGTTCTTCAAGGCTGCGGGCTACAATTACGGCGTCCTGCGGCTGTCTGACAATGCCGGTGTGTCCTACACGGTGGTGGCCGATCTCACCAACGGCACCATAACCTCGACCAATTCCAGCGGATCGCCCTCCGGCACGTTCTCCGGGGTGCATGACTACGGCGGCGGCTGGTATCGGGTCTACTGCGGCTTCACCATCACGGACGGTTCGACCTGCACGGTCGGCGTGTCGGCCAGCAACACCGGGACGCCGGGCAGCTATCTCAACGGCTTCCCGATCATCACCTGCAACGGCACCGATGGCGTCTATGCGGTCGGTGCGCAGCTCGAACCCGGTTCGCTGCCTACGTCCTATATCGCGAGTCCGTCCGGTGCGACCTCGCGAGTGGCGGACACCGTCTCGTTTGCGATCCCGTCCGGCACCACGTCGCTACTCTACACCTTCGACGATTCCTCGACGCAGACCGTCTCCGTTTCGGCAGGGGTCTACACGATCCCCACCACGCTCAACCGGGCGCGGATCCGGACGATTTCGGCGGTTGCCACGCATTCCACGACCGGCGCGCTCACCGGGCAGATCGGTTCGATAGCGGGCACGGCGGCGCATATTGCGATCCACGGCACGTCCGGGGCGCTGACGGGCCAACTGGGTTCGGTTTCCGGCACGGCGCAGCACAATGTCCCGCACCCAACCAGCGGGGCGCTTGCCGGGCAGATAGGATCGGTCGCCGGGGTCGCGGCCCATATCGCGGTTCATGCGGCCTCAGGGAGCCTCACAGGGCAAGGAACGACCCTTGCGGGCAGCGCAGCCCGGTTCAGGGCGTTTGCCGCCTCAGGGGCGCTTACAGGGCAAGGTTCGACGGTTGCCGGGTCTGCCGCCTGGTTCCGGGCCATGGCGACCTCTGGCGCACTGGTCGGGCAGGGTTCGGTTGTTGCCGGGAGTGCGGTTCACGGCGTCCCGCATGATGCAACGGGAGCGTTGACGGGGCCGGGAGCGGCCCTTGCCGGGGTCAGTGCGCGGTTCAGGGCTTTCGCTGCCTCTGGCGACCTGACCGGGGCCGGATCGGCGCTTGAAGGGACTGCGGCCCGGACGACCCCCGCGGTTGTCCACGAGACCAGCGGGAGCCTGTCCGGCTCCGGCGCGATGATTGCGGCCCTTGCCGAATGGATTGCCGTCGTCCGGACCTTCCGGGCGGTGCGCGGGACGGTTTCGACCACTCTGAAGCGGGACGCGGAAACAACGCCCTCCCGGCGCTCGACCACCAGCCCACGCGGCGGGCGGTCAACCAGATCACGGAGATAACCCCATGGCCCTGAACTGGACTGCCAAGGCCCCGGACGATGTGTATCGCTACACATGGACCCCGGCGCTGGCCGAGGGTGATAGCGTTTCCAGCTATTCGGTCGATGTTGACGGGGCGACCATCGTCGCTGACAGCCTGGAAGATAACGCGGTTGTCCTGTTCGTCTCGGGCGGCACGGCAGGTTCGACTGCCACGTTCACGCTTGAGGCGGTTTCAGCCGACGGGGAAACCCTCACCGAAACGATCTACCTGCCGATTGTCGCCTCCGTTGCGACCGGGCCGACCGCGCGCGACGTGTGCAACTTCGCCCTGCGCAAGGTTGTCGGGCTGGGTGAGGAACCCGACGCCGATCAGGAAGATGACGCGCTTGAGCGCCTGAACGACATGCTGCGCGCATGGAATGCGACGGGGGCTGATACGGGGGCGACCTTCCCGCTTGAGGCCGGCACGGTTCTTGCCGTGCGCGACGAGTTCCTGAGCGCGATCAAGCACAACATGGTGCTGCAAGTGGCCGACATCTACGGCGCGGAGGTTTCCCCTCTGACGGTCGAGGCGGCCCGGCGCGGCCTGCAACTGGTCAAGGTGGCGAACCTGCCTGAAGACCGCGCCGGGGCCGAGTATTACTGATGCGGCTGCAATTCGGCCTTACTGCGTTCGAGCGGGCGCGGGGCAACCTGCCGTCCCTGCCCGTCGTCAACATGTTTGCCGAGGAAGCGCCGACCGAACAGGCGGGCGTCGTCCTGCAATCGCGCCCCGGCCTTGCCGACCGCTCCGCCAACATGGGTTCAGGCCCGGTGCAGGCGCTGTTCAAGGGCGACGGCGTGCTGGACAGCGCGCTCTACGGGGTTTCCGGCACGCACCTGTACGCTGGGACGACCGATAAGGGCGCGGTGAACGGTTCCGGGCCGTTTTCCATGGCTGGATATGAGGATAAGCTGTTCGTCGCCGGGGGAGGCTCCCTGTGGGGCTATGACGGGGCCTCCCTTGCGGCGGTGACGTTCCCTGACAGCGCCAATGTCATCAAGTGTCTGGTCGGTGCATCGCGGGTTATCGCAATCCGCTCGGATACCGAAAAGGTCTACTGGTCGGACGTGCTGTCCTCCACGATTGACGGACTGTCGTTCGCAACGGCGGAGAGCCAGCCCGACCGCCTGAGGGATGCACTGTTCATTGACGACGTGCTGATCCTGTTTGGCGCGGAGACGGTGGAGTTCTGGCCGAATACGGGCGATCCCGACCTGCCGTTTCAGCCGCTTGAGGGCCGTGTATTCGAGCGCGGGGTTCGGGCGACGGGCTGCGCCACCAAGTTCGGCTCGACCTTCGCATGGGTGACGAACGCCAACCAGATTTGCATCTCCGACCCGGAAAACATCGTGTCCAAGGCCGGGCTAGAGGCGCTGATCGAAGCTTCCTCAAGCGTCCGCCTGCAAACCTTCATGCTGGAAGGGACCGAGTTCCTCTGGCTCAAGCTGGACGATGCCGACTGGGTGTTCTCGGCCCGCGCGAAAACGTGGTCGCAGTTTTCCTCATACGGTGCGGACGGATGGGCGCCGACCTGCTTTGCCGGGGGCGTATTCGGGGCAGCGGACGGCCACACGCTGGCATGGGGCACCGATCACGTTGACCTTGGCGACGTGCTGGAACGCCGCTTCCGGGCCGGAACGCAGATCAATTCGTCCGGGGTGACGGTGGACAATCTCTCGCTGCGGACCAATCCCGGCCAGACCCCTTACCTGAGCGGCGATTACACAGATCCTGTGGTTGAAGCGCGGTTGTCGAAGGACGCCGGGCAGACGTGGGGCAACTGGAAAGCCAAGTCGCTCGGCGCGCAGGGGCAATATCGTCAACTGGTCCGCTGGGCCGCGCTCGGACAGGCCCGTCAACCGGGCTTGCTGGTGGAGTTCCGCGTGACCGACCCGGTGCCGTTCCGGATCTCCGACGTGCTGGTGAATGAGCCATGGTAAGCCTGCCCAAGCTCCAGCGCACGGTTCCGATTACCGGCGCGGACGGCAAGCCGACTGTCCCGTTCCATATCTGGTTCAACAAGGCAATCGACAGCATCGAAGCTGCCCTGACGCAGCTCACCGATCAGGTGGCAGCGATTCAGGCAGCGCAGGACGCGGCGGACGCGGCGAATACCGCTGCTGCGGCGGCCGATGCGGCTGCGACAACCGCGACAACGGCGGCGGCGGCGGCGCAGACCACGGCGGATACCATCGTCAACGACCAGGCGCTGATCCTGTCGTGGGTCAGCGGCATGATTATGACCGGGCACGACGCCGGAGCCGACGCCTCGATCTCGATCAGCGCCCACACCCGGTATTACGGGGACGGGACCAGCGCATCGGTCAATTCCGGCAGCTTCACCGGCAAGGCATATTCGACCACGTACTACATCTATTACGACGATTCCGGGCGGACCGGCGGCGCGGTTACCTACCAGATCAGCACCAACTCGAACGATGCCGTTCAGGGCGGGATCAGGCATTTCGTGGGGGTTGTAACGACCCCTGCGGCAGCGGCAGCGGATACCTCCGGGGTAGGCCCCTACCCTCCGGGCATCGGTGACGTGGTGTATTTCTGATGCGGTTCATCGTTCTGGGCCTGCCCCGCTCCCGCACGGCATGGCTGGCCCGGTTTCTGACCTACGGCCACCATATCTGCGGCCACGAGGAACTGCGCCACATGCGCAGTCTGGACGACGTGAAAGCGTGGATCTCACAGCCCATGACCGGATCGGCGGAAACGGCTGCGGCCCCGTGGTGGCGGACGTTGCTCCGGTTGGCCCCTGAGGTGCGGGTGGTCGTGGTGCGGCGGCCGGTTGACGAGGTGGTGGAAAGCCTCGCGGCCTTTGGATTCGACCGCCCGGTTATCCGACCGGCGATGGAGCGGCTTGACGCGAAGTTGGATCAGATCGCCAAGCGCGTGCCCTGCCTAGAAGTGGCCTTTGACGACCTGAACGAGGAAGCCACCTGCAAGGCGGTGTTCGAGCATTGCCTGCCCTACCCGTTCGACAAGGCCCACTGGCAACGCCTCGCGGGTGAGAACGTGCAATGCGATATGGTGGCGCTGGTCCGTTATGCCACGGCGTTCCGCCCGGCGATGGAGAAACTGGCAGCGCAAGCCCGCCACGCCGAACTGCGCGAGCTGATGGCCAAAAAGCCGGTCGAGCCGGATGGAATTACCTTTCAGGTAGAAGATTGCGCGACGTGGAAGCGCGACGGACGTAGGCTGTTCGAGGAACATTGCTTCACGGTGGGCGAAGATCCCCGCGAATGGGAGCGCAAGAACTGGCCGCTGTTCGAGGTGATTGAAAGCGTGGGCATGATGCAGATCACCACCGCCCGTAGCAACGGCCGGATGTTCGGCTACCTGATGACGCTGGTTTCACCCTCGCTGGTGAGCGAGGGGCGGACAGTCGCCGCGCACTCAACGTTTTACGCTGACCCGACCTTCCCCGGCCTTGGAATGAAACTGCAACGCGAAGCGCTCGCCCGGCTGAAAGAGCAGGGTGTGGACGAAGTGGTGTGGGAAGCCGGGAAGCGGGGCGACGGGCCACGCCTCGGCACGATGTATCGCCGCCTTGGCGCACAGGAACACGGGCAGACGTATCGCCTTGAACTGACGGAGCATTAGAGATGGGTCTAGCAGCAGCAGCAGTAGGCGCAGTCGGCGCGGTCGCTGGCGGATTGATTTCTGCCGGAGGCGCCAAGAGCGCGGCCAATGCCTCGGCGGCGGCCTCTGATCGTTCGTCTGCCGTTCAGCAGCAGATCTACGGGGAGAACAAGCAGACGCTTGCTCCCTATGTCCAGACCGGACTTCCGGCCACGCAGCAGATCAACGCCCTGCTCGGCCTTGCGCCCACCACGTCAACGACAGACTGGTCCGCCTACGCCAACGCGAACCCGGAGCTGATGGCGGCATTCAACGCGCAGCAGCAGAACCCCTATTATGGTTATGGGGACGTTCTCAGCGGCATCTACGGCAAGTTCAACCTCCCGGGCAGCACGACGGGCGCGCAAGACCTCTCGACCTTCGCCCAGCAGTGGCACCAACAGCACGGCGGCGACCTCGGGGCCTATACGACCACGACCAATCCGCAGACCGCTGCCAATGCGGCGTTCGACATGTTCCGCAATTCGAGCGGCTACGACTGGCGCTTGAAGCAGGGGATGAACGCGCTGAACTCCGGTTATGCCGGGGCGGGCACGATCAAGTCCGGCGCGGCGATGAAGGCGGCGGTTGACTACGGACAGGGGCAGGCCAGCCAAGAGTTCGGCAACTACCTCAACTCGCTCGGCAACCAGCAAGGCGTCGGTTTGCAGGCGGCGGGAGCGCAGGCGAATGTCGGGGTTCAGGCAGCGAACAGCCTGGGCAATATTTACATGACGAACGGGGCCAATCAGGCGCAGGCGGCCATAGCGGGGGCTAATGCACTGGGCGGAGGGTTGGCAGGCGCAGCCAATGCGCTTGGCGGCATCCTGGCACCTAAATACAAGCTGGGGGTATGATCCATGGTTGGTGAAGTCGATTTCAGCCAGCTCCGCGTTCCCGACATCGGCGCGGCCTTCCAGCAGGGCTACCAGCAGAAGCGGAAGCAGAACGCCCTTGCTGCCTATGCGCAGAACCCGGACAACCCGCAGGCGCTCAATGCGCTGGCCGAGTTCAATCCGGAGTTCGTGGTACAGGCGAAGAAGCTGCAACTGCAAGAACAGCAGGCCAAGGCCAAGCAGGCGCAGGAAGCCAGCATTGCCCATATCCAGCAGCTTGGGCGGCTGCTCAACCACGCCCGCGACGAGACGTCCTATCAGCAGGCCCGCGCCGCCGCCGCACAACTACCCGGCATGGATATGTCGCAGATCCCCGCCAACTATGATCCTAACTGGGTAAACCAGCAGAAGCTGGTCCTTTCGGCCATCGAGAAGGACGGCGGGCAGGCCCTTTCGAATTACGGCAAGATTGCCATGGATCGGGGTTTGCAGCCGGGCACGCCAGAGTTCGCGCAATTCGTGACGCAGGCGTGGGAGGCCGATCAGGTCAAGACCATCCCCTATACGCAGGGCGGCGGCGTGGCGGGCTACAACACCGCCACGGGCGCGGTGAATACCATCATTCAACCCAACCCCGGCGGCTATCAGACGGGTGCACCCGTTGGTGGCGGCTTCAAGGAAGGCCAGACCGCGACCAATCCGCAGACTGGCGAAAAGGTCCAGTTCCGGGGCGGCCAGTGGGTTCCGATGGGAGGCGGTAGCGGCAACGCTACCGGCGGCTTTCAACCATAACCTCGTCAACTTTCAGGGCATGGGTGGGGAGCGGATCACCTCGACCTTCCGCACACCGTCCCACAACGCAGCGGTTGGCGGTGTGTCCAACAGCTACCACACGCGGCGTGATGCAGCAGGCAACCCCATGGCGCGGGACAGCGTGCCGCCTCCGGGGATGAGCATGGGCGAATACGCCCGCAGGCTTCAGGCGCTCAATCCGCATCTGCAAGTGATTAACGAGGGCGATCACGTCCACATGGAACCGAAGGGCTAACGAATGTCGCAACTCCCCCCCGGCTTTGTGCTTGATGGTCCCGCCCCGGCGTCTCCGAGCGGCCCGGTCTATGGCGCACCGCCCAAGCCCGACAAGCCCGATCAGCCCAAAACCACCTATCGGACCATGACGCCTGACGAGGTGAAGGCCGCTGGCCTCAACCCGACCCATGGCTATCAGGTCAGCAGCGAAGGCAAGGTGGACGACCTCGGGGAAACCGTAGACACCAAAGCCGCGAAGGCTGAAGACAGCAAGGCGACCACAATTGGCGAATTCAAGCGCACGCTCGACGCCATCGACCAGGCTGCACTGTTGACCGCAGCGGACAATGGCTGGTGGGAAACCGGGAAGTCCGGCGCGTTCATCCGTTCCATGCCCAACGTGGTGCAGGCCGGGACCGACAGCAAGACGCTTGAGGGCTACCTCAACACGATCAACGCCAACACCGCGTTCAAGAAATTGCAGGAAATGCGGCAGAACAGCCCGACCGGCGGCGCGGTGGGCAACGTGTCGGACAGCGACATGAAGCTGTTGCAGTCCACGATCAGCAGCATCAACCCCGATCAGGACCAGGCGGCTTTCTTCCAGAACCTCGCCACGCAGAAGAAAGCCTATCTGGATACGCTGGCCAAGCTCGATCCCGCAGCGGCGCAGGAATACGCCAACAAGAAGGGCATCCGCTTCGGCGCGGACGGTATGCCGACGCTGGTTTCGGTCGATGGGCCGGACGACCGCAAGCCGCAAGACCCGTTCGGCGTCCTTGGTGGGCAGACGCCTCCCGATGGCGGCAATGGGGGTGGTCCTGGGGGCGGCGGCCTATCCCTTGGTCAGGTATGGGAGGGCATCAAGCAGGGCGCCGGAAGCATGGCGGCCGGTATTGGCGACATTGCCGGGATTGTCGGCAATCCGCTGAACGCCACGATCAATGCGGCAACCGGGAGCAACCTCTCTACCGACCTTGGCGGCTCCTTGCGGGATATGCTTGGCCTGCCGCAGAACACGACCGGAACCGACACGATAATCCGCACTGGCACTGGCGCGGCTGCGGGCAGTCTGGGAGCAAGGGCTGCTGCTACCGTTGCCAATCCGGGCGCGGTGCAGAACGCGCTCACCATGTTTGGCCGCGCTCCTGTAGCCGACACCGTGGCTGGTGCAGGGTCTGGTGCCGGTGCCGATATTGCCCGGCGCAACGATCTCGGCCCGGTCGGCCAGGTGGGCGGCGCTGTTCTCGGCGGCATGGCCGGTTATGGGGCAGTCAATGCGCTCGCCCGGAACCCAGCAGGCGGGGCCAATGCACTTGCGGCAGCGGCAGACCGGCAGGGCGTAAACATGCTCCCTGCCGATGCTGGCGGCCCCGCTACGCGCATTGTTACCTCTGCCACCAAGGCATCCCCGATCTCCGCAGGGCCAGTGGTTAAATCCGCGCAGGCGGCAACGGGCGATCTGGCCAACGCGGCGGCCCGCACTGCCAAGGCGCAAGGCGGGCTGGTTGATTCGGAAGTCGCCGGAACGAATATTCGCAACGCTGCGGAACGCTTCACCAAGCAGACCGCAGAGCGCGCCAACCGGATGTATGATCGCGCCTATCAAATGGCGGGAGACGCCCGGATAGTCCCCGCGCAGACCCTCGCGGCGATTGACGAACAACTTGTGCGCCTTTCGCAGAACCCTGCGGCCGATAACGGCACGGTCAAGCAGCTCATGGCGCTGCGGGAAAGCATCGCGAACGGGGTGTCCGTGCAGGGCCTGCGCGATGCCCGTTCAGCACTCTCGCAGGGTATCTACGACGGGAAGCTGCGCGGCGGCCAGGAACAGGCCATGTTCAAGCAGATCCTCGGTAATGTCGCTGCGGACATTGAACAGGGCCTGCGGCAGTCCGGTAAAGCGGACGCTGCCAACGCCTTTGCGACGGCGGACAAGTTCTGGTCGGCGCGGGTAGAGCATATCGACAAGGTGCTTCAACCCATCCTCGGAAACGGCAAGAGCGGGGAAGAGGTGCTGCAGGCCGTGGAGAGCATGGCGCGAGGCAAAAGCGGGGGGAATGCCCGGCTGTCCCGCCTCCTGTCCAACATGACGCCGGAAGAAGCGGGAAACGTGCGTGCCGCGATCATTGATCGGATCGGCAAGGCTGCGCCCGGTCAGCAATCGGCAGAAGGCAACGCCTTCTCCGCATCGACCTTCCTGACCAACTGGAACAAGATGACCCCGCAGGCCAAGGGATCGCTGTTCGGGGATCAAGCCACGCGCCGTAATCTGGACGACATTGCGCTGCTTTCTGAGCGCATGAAAGCAACGCAGGCGATGGCCAACCACTCCAATACCGGGGCCGCTATGGCGGGCAACGTTGGCGCACAAGGCGCTTTGCTGGTGGCTCATCCGGTCGCAGCCATCCTCGGCGCCGGGGCGCAGTATATTACTGGACGGCTGATGGCCTCGCCGGGATTTGCGCGCATCCTGCTTCGCACCTCCAAGATGCCGGATGCCCCTGCGGTGCGTTCACTCAAGGATCAGTTGACAGTTCTCGGCACTCGCGAGCCGCTGGTTCGTGCCGATGCGCAGGCGCTTCAGCAGTATCTCGCCACGGCGTTCGGCAAGTCACCAGTCGCCGCTGCCGCTAATGAGAAAACCGACCGTCGGTAAGTACCACCACAGCAATAAGGCCCACAGCCAGAACCGGGGCCGCAAGAACGTTCGCATCCCCCGTCCTACCACACCGCGCCCGCCCCACAAAGGCGGGTTTTTTCATGTTGAATGTTGGGAAACGCCATGGCCGCCGAAACCTTCCTGCTCCCTTTCCGCCCCGCGCTCGACGCCAACGGCATCGTTGTTGCCGGGGCGAAGCTCTATTTCTACGCCACGGGCACCACGACGCCTCAGGCGGTCTATTCCGATAGCGGACTGACAACCCCGCTCACCAACCCTGTGGAAGCAAATGCAGCCGGGGTGTGGCCGACGATCTACCTGAACGACGCCCTGACCTATCGCGTTGTCCTCAAGACTAGCGGCGGTTCCACGCTGGACGATGTTGACCCCTATATTCCTGGGATGCCGGACGCGCTGCCGTCTATCCTGCAAGGTTCGGTGGACGATGCCGAGGCCGCCGCAACCGCGTCCGCCACCAGCGCAACTGCGGCGGATACCAGCGCGGATGCCGCCGCCGCGTCAGCCACGCTTGCCGGCCACTATGCCAATGACGACACGAACGTTGACGTTCCGGGCGGCTCTGCCGGGGAACGGGGGGCGAAATATTGGGCGGACGAAGCGGCGGCTGCGGCGGGCACGTTCGGCACGCTGACCGAGGCAAGCACCGAGCGCCTGCCGATCTTCAAGAATACCTCCGCCGACAAGTTCCCCATGTGGTCCGACAATGGGCTGCTGAGCGGTGCGGGCCTGTCCTATTACCTGCGGACCAAGCTGGCCGCGCAGATGGTTTCGGACGGGACCATTGTTCCCAAACTGGCCGCGCCTTCCCGTGGCAGCAAGGCCATTTCGACCGATGGGCGCACGCTATCGGCATGGCGCAGGAAGCGCGCGAAGATCCAGGCAGGGCTTTCCTCTATCCTGCGCATTGGCTTTGCCGGGCACTCGTGGGCCGCATTCGGCGCGGGTGCGGCAGCAGTGCGCGACCGCATCCTGTCCGATCTTGGCTTGTCGACCCCCAGTGCGGGCGCTGGTTGGGTGCCCGTTCTTCAGCAAACCAACTGCAACGCGCTGGGCCAGACCATTACCTATGGCGGGAGCGGATTTACCCAGCTCGGCAACCCGTCCGGCGTTATCAACCCTGCTGCCGTGACGCGCGGCTGCGGCCCCGATGGCATGGCGGTCTATGCAACCGGAACCTCGGCAACTCTGTCGTGGAATGGCCTGCTCGGGCGCAAGATCACCCTGTATTACTGGGATGGCGACGGGACGTTCCGCTATCGCGTGGACAGCGGTTCATGGACGACCGTTACCTGCGGCAGCACCTCGGCCCATGCCAAACTGTCGATCAGCGGCCTCGCCAATACGACGCACCTGCTCGAAATCGACCTCACCGGCAACGCGGGAACGGTGGAGTTCCACGGGCTGCTGACTGAGGATACTTCGATCACCAGCGGCGTGCTGTTCCTCAAGTTCGGCACGTCCGGCATGAAGGGCCGCGAGGCCAGCACCATCCCGTCCGCCTCGAAAACGTGGTGGAACACCGAACTTGCCACAGACCTGCATATCGTCACGTTCGGGCTGAACGACTTCAACCAGCAGCAGGACGTGGTGTTCTATCAGCAGGGGCTGATCGACCTTTTCGCGATGGCCGCCAATGGCAAGGTTCTGATCCTTGAGCCGCAGTGCGGAGCCTCGCCTTCCATCGTTCAGGGGCCGGCGGTCATCCCCCAATCGTCCTACCGGGACGGCGGGCTGGCAACCGCTCTGGCGCAGGGATGGGAATGGCTCAACCTCTATGACGACTGGGACACCTACTCGGCTGAGAACACCGGGGGGGCGTGGAGCGACACGCTGCACCCATGGCCGCAGAGTTCGGCCACGACTGACAGCACCGGCTCGGCCCGGCGCTTCGCCAACGCCCTGTGCAACAACCTGCTGTTCAAGTGAGGTAGACGATGACGACCCCTGCAATCCTCCAAGGCTACGCGCCGCCTTCCTCGCTCAAGCTGCCCAAGGCGTTCAACTTCCTCAATCCGATTGGCCAGCTTGCCGACACCACCAACCTTGCCGGGCTGTATATGTTCGGCGGCGATGACGAGGCTTGCCTGTTCAACTTCGCCAATCCCGACCTCCCCCTGACCAAGATCGGGTCGCCTACGGTAACTGCGGCGGGCGGCGTCTCTGGCGACTGGCAGAACGGTTACGAGACCGGCATTCACGAAACCGCCGCAATGACCGTGCTTGCAGTCATCAAGCCCTATACGGCCACCAACGGCTCGTCTCTCCTGAACAACGGCGCATTCGATCACAATGGGGTCGGCCCTGTCTCGCCGGTTGGGGTGACGATGAAGCTCGGCCCCACCGCGCTCAACTTGCAGCCTCAGTCTGGCGTATCGGTCGATCTCATCCCGGCCCTTGGCGGCGGATCCATGAGCACGTCGGATTACGGGATCGCCGTTTTCAGGCTGGATGCGACCAACGCGGATATTTCCTGGACCCGCAACGGAACGAGGACTGACAGCAGCACTGGCGCGACGGGTTCGCGCCCGACGCAGGACTACCGGACGCTGCGGATCATGGCCAACTTCGGCGTCGGCAGCGGTGTGAATGGCGGGTACGACACGATCCCCAATCTGCTGATGCTGGCGATATGGGCCGGGACCAAGTTGTCCGATGGCAACCGCAACACCACGATCACGAACCTGCGTTCGTGGTTCAACGCGGGAGGCTCGGGCCTCGGGATCACGACGCTGTGATCTTCCCCGCCTTCGCAGCCTTCCTGCTGCTCGCCCCAATCGCGCACCTCTGGCCTGTCGTCCGGCAGAACAGGGAGCGCGGCGCCCAGAACAACCCGCTGTTGATCTCGATCTACCCCAACGACGGCTCGCTGCAATGGCGGGCTGTCATGGCGGGGGAGCGGGTTCAGTTCTACACGCGCTGGCTGGTGGCGCTGGTCCCTGCTGCCGTCGGTTGGTCGCTTGGCCTCCCGGACCTCGGCGCGGTGTTACTCGCCTTCGTCTGCTGCCTGTGGACGGTGCCGTTCTACCGGCTGAACGAATACCCCGGCAAGGTTGCCTACTCGCTCACCATGGGCCTGCCGGTGGACAGCGAGGCGGGGTTCCTCGCCGCGCATAACCCGGAAAGCAAAGGCATCCCTGTGGAGGTGCTGGCGCGCAATCTTCGCAGGGCTACCCCCATCGCGCGGGTGCTGGTCAAGGTTCTGCGGCTGTGACGGGCGCGCTGATCTTCTTCGGCAGCATCGCCGCTACCGTCGTTGTGGCCATCCTCGCTGACACGCTGGTGGCCTACGTCATCCGCAAATGGCGAGAGCGCGTGCTGCGGAGGATGGGCCGATGAGCGAGCGCGTCTCTCACGAAGCGATCATCGAAGAACTCAGGCGGGGGGCTGCAAGGTTCGTGCAAATCGAGGAACAGCTCGCCAAAATTGCCGAGGCCGTGAAGCCGATCCCGCAAATGCAGGCCGACATAGCCGAGACGCGGGAACTGGTGGAGGCATGGGGCGCGGTGAAGCTGGCGGGCAGGTTCGTGAAGTGGGCCAGCGGGCTTGCGGGCGGCCTTGCAGTGATATGGGCGGCAATCAAGGTCGGATTGGGGGTATGGCGATGACTATCACGTTGAGCGAAAAAAGCCGGGCCAAGCTGTCCGGCGCGCATCCGGACCTGCGCAAGGTCATCGAGAGGGCGGCGGCCTTGTCTCCCATCGACTTCACCGTGCTTGAAGTGGTGCGGACATTGGCCCGGCAGAAAGACCTGGTTGCCAAGGGCGCGTCGAAGACGATGAACTCGCGCCATCTTCCCGGTCCCGACGGGTTCAGCCGCGCGGTGGATATTGCCCCGCTCGATGGCGGGCAGGTGTCGTGGGCATGGCCGCTTTATCACAGGCTCGCGCCGATCATCAAACAGGCCGCGAAGGACATGGGCGTTCCGGTCGAATGGGGCGGCGATTGGCGCACGTTCAAGGATGGGCCGCATTGGCAGCTACCAGCGGGGGTGTATCCATGAACATCATCCGATACATAAAAGCCCGCCTTGGCGAGAAGTCCACATGGGCGGCAATCAGCATCGGCATCACCGGAGCGGCGGCGCTTGGCCTGCCGTGGTCCGTGGCGTTCGTGGCGGTGGCCGTGATCGGCGCGCTGGTGCCCAGTCCGGGGGGCAGTGCGTAATGGCCCGCTACTTCACCAAGGCCACCGCGCCGAAAGCCAACTGGATCGCGGATGAGACATGGGTCGATGCGCAATCGCACGTTCCGACCGTGCCAGACCATGAACCGACCTTCACCGGCCTGCTCGATGCGAACGGCGATGAGATATGGCGCGCGCCCCGGCCTATCGGCTTCGGGAGGGATGAGGAATGGTGATCCCCCTATGGGCCTACGGAGCCGCATCGAAGGTGTGGGGCTTCCTCAAGAGCAACCCGCTGCTTGCCCTGTGCGCCATTCTCGCCTGCTGGGGCCTCGCTGAGCGCCATTCCGCGCACAAGTGGCAGGACAGGGCGGAACAGTGCCAGCAAGCCTCTGTGGCCGCCAGAAAGGCGCAGGAGGCATTGCGGGCCAAAGAGCGCAAGGACTATCAGGAGAAGGCCGATGAAGCGGATACCGAATACCGCGCCGCTCTGGCTGGCGCTCGTTCTGACACTGCCCGGTATATTGCTGCTCACCGGGTGCAGCCATCCCATATCGGCGCCGCCCAGCCCGTCGGTGAAGCCGATCCTGCCAAGCAGCCTGCGGACGTGTCCGGAGCCGTTGTCATGGTTGCAGAGCCTGACGTGCAAAGGTGCGCCGACTGGCAGGCCTACGGGGTAGCAATCCACGACTGGGCGCTGAGCGTCAGTCAGTAGCCATCTGGCGACGGTAAGGGCTTGGCCGGGGTAGCTGAAGGCGGGTGGGATTTGAACCCACGGCGGCCCGAAGGCCACTCCCGTGCACAGGTGCCTTAAACCGCTCAGCCACCGCACTCCAGCCCCCGCAGAATCGCACCTCAGGGGGCGGGCGTCAAGGGTGGCGCGGCTTGCCTCCACGCACGCGTCTGCGTGCGATAACGATAGGTGGCTTGCCTCGCCGAAAGCTGGAAATTAGTTTCAAGGGGTAAACCAAAAACCCGGTCCATGCGAAGGACATCACCACGAAAAGCAGGGCATCGCTAAGCCAGACATCCTCAAAGGAAATGAGCCAAGCCTTGACCAGTAGCCACCAGCTCACCACGATACCGACAGCATAAATCACGAATAGCCAGTCCATCCCTTCCCCCTATCCCTTCAGATGATCGCCGCGAGCAACGGCGTCGGCAATGCCGGGCAGAACCGCGCCGATATGGCTTGTCCGCAGCCACTCCACCACCCTTGCCTCTGCCGCTTCCCGATGGGCGGCGAAGGCTTTGACGTAAACATACCGATCACGCTTTCCTTCGCGCACCTTCCTCGGAAAGTCCGTGTCGTCTACCCCTACGCGATGATGTCCCATCACTTCGCAGAAGTTAGCCGCCGCCTCCCGATCTTCCTGCGTTACCTTCATTGCCCGATCCCCTTGACGATCTCGGCGGGGTCGAGATGGATCAGCATCACCGCGACTTCCATCGTCGGGTACAGTTCGTTGGCTTTGTTGATCGCCGCTTCCTGCATCGCCCTGGCTCCTTCCTCGCGGAGGATCGGGGCAAGGACTGCGTAGGCGGCTTCCAGGTCCGGAGTATACCACGACCACGTCTTGTTGCCGAACACGTCCACGACCTCGTCAGGGTCGATATCATGCGCGACAGCAATCGCCCTCGCAGCCGCTTCGATAGGGTCAACCATTACGCTCTCCGAGTTTGGCGAGGGTGGCGCGCAACTACTCGCCATAGTGCTCCTCGGCGCGTTCAGCCCGGTTGCGCCAGTCGGCGGCGTTGGAGTGTTCGCCGCGTTCGACAAGGAGGCGGGCGACGGTTAGCGAAGCCGCGTTTCTCCGGAAATCTTCTGAGGTGTAAAAGTCGGGAGATGGCTTAGATGCCAACTCGCGTTCGGTCGCAGCCAATAAGTCTCTTGCGGCAATAAGAGCCGTTCCAGTTGGTTCGTCGGGCTTGGTGGGGGTGGGCTTGATCTGCTGGATGCCTCGCAAACCCTGCTCCCGTTCGGCGATCTGCCAGCCCTCGGCTTCGTCCTTGGCGAGCCAGACCTGTTCGGGTCGATGCCGGTTGGACACCTCAAACGAAGC